TGACGGGCTGATAATCGCGCTGGTGGTATTTATCACCGTGGATTATATCACGGGAGTCATGTGCGCCATTGCTGACAAGAAACTGTCCAGCGAGGTCGGCTTTAAGGGCATCTGCCGCAAGGTGCTGATTTTTCTGCTCGTGGGGATTGCCAACATCCTTGATGTGCAGGTCATTGGCACGGGCAGCGTCCTTCGCACGGCGGTGATATTCTTCTACATCTCCAATGAGGGCGTGAGCCTTACAGAAAATGCCGCGCACCTGGGACTGCCTATCCCGGAAAAGCTGAAGGCGGTGCTGGAGCAGCTCCATGACCGCGACACCGATGGAAAGGACGGTGACGAGTAATGGCTTATACAAACAGTTCTATGGTGGCTTACACCAAACTAAGCCCGAACCATTCCGGGCAGAGGACGCACAGCATCGACCGTATCACTCCTCACTGCGTAGTGGGCCAGTGTACGGCGGAGGGGCTTGGGGACTGGTTCGCCAAGTCCTCCACGCAGGCATCCAGTAACTACGGTATCGACAAGGACGGCCGTGTCGGGATGTATGTGGAGGAGAAGAACCGCTCCTGGTGTTCCTCTTCCAATGCCAACGACCAGAGGGCGATCACCATCGAGTGCGCGTCCGATACCTCGGAGCCATATGCGTTCCGAGACATCGTTTACCAGACGCTTATCAAGCTGTGCGTGGATATCTGCAAGCGCAATGGAAAGACGAAGCTCCTCTGGCTCGGTGATAAAGACAAGACTCTCGCCTATGAGCCGAAGTCCGGCGAGATGATCCTGACCGTCCATCGGTGGTTTGCCAACAAGTCCTGTCCGGGCAACTGGATGTATGCGAGGATGGGGGATCTTGCCGAGAAGGTCAATGCGGCTCTCGGTAGTGGTACCAGTGGTAAAGATGGCGCTACTACTACACAGGGAACACAGGCTTCTGCCTTTTCCGGGCTTTCCGAGGCGGATGTTGTAAAGAGTGTGGGGGCATTGTTTACGGCAGACCAGAAGAAAACAGGCATCCTCGCATCAGTCTCGATGGCGCAGTTCATCCTCGAATCCGGCTACGGCAAGTCGGAGCTGGCGCAGAACGCCAATAATGTGTTTGGCATGAAATGCTCTCTCTCCGGCAATACCTGGAGCGGTTCGACCTGGGACGGCAAAAGCAAATACACCAAGCAGACGACCATCACGGCGGACTTCCGCAAGTACCCGTGCGTGGAGGACTCCATTGCAGACCATTCCGCATATCTGCTTGGAGCGAAGAACGGCAGAAAACTCCGCTATAACGGTCTGAAAGGCTGCACCGACTATAGGAAAGCCGTGCAGATCATCAAGGACGGCGGCTATGCCACGAGTCTGACCTATGTGGAGAACCTCTGCTCAATTATCGAGCGGTGGAACCTTACGCAGTTCGATGTAAAAGAGAGCGAGACGGCTATCGCCTGGTATCGTGTCCGTAAGACCTGGGCTGATTCCAAGACGCAGAAAGGCGCTTATAAGATTTTGGAGAACGCCAAGAAGTGCGCTGACGCCAATCCGGGATGTAGTGTGTTTGATGTAAACGGTGTAAACATCTACACACCGAAAACAACTACTCCAGCGGCATCAGCCGATGTGCCTTTCCTCGTGCGGATCACCATCACCGACCTTAATATCCGCAAAGGACCCGGAACGGATTATGACAGGACGCAGTTCATCCCCGTGGGCGTTTACACCATCGTGGAGGTCAAGTCCGGCAAAGGCTCGACCACGGGCTGGGGGCGGCTTAAGAGCGGCGCGGGCTGGGTGAGCCTTGATTTCTGTACACGCATCTAAAATCTCATAACGATGCATATGATTGCCTGTGGGTGTTCTTCGGAATGCTCACAGGCTTTTTTGCTACTTGAAAATCTACGGATATTCGTATATAATATAAGATGAATGATTCTATAGAAACAGGAGAATGGATATGAAAGGATA